AACGCACCGGAGAAGAAGATACCTTCCACACAGGCAAACGCAACCAACCGAGTTCCAAAGCTCCTCTCTGCATTCATCCATTCCAGTGCCCAGTCTGCCTTCTCCTTGATACAGGGAATGGTTGTGATTGCATTGAAGAGCTTTGCCTTCTCCTCCTCGTTCTTCACATAGGTGTCGATCAAGAGGGAGTATGTCTCTGAATGAATACCTTCCATGGCATTTTGGAAGCTGTAAAAGAGTTTGACCACTTGACTATCAACTTCACCTTGAAATCGTCGCACAAGGTTCTCCATAACGATTCCGTCCGATCCAGCAAAGAAGGCTAATACATGTGTAATGAAATGTATTTCGTTATCAGTTAACTTAGCCCAGTCTTCTGCATCTTTCACAAAGGAGATTTCTTCTGGAGTCCAAAAAGACGCGACTGACTTCTTATACATGTCATACAAGTGTTGCTCGGAAGGACGGATGGGAAAGAGTGTATAGGACATGGTGCGTTATATAGTATACACAGAAAACACCTAAACCATATACAATGAGTCGAACGACTGGAATACAAAATTATTTGTCGAACGTGTTCCGTCCGATCTATCGGTACGATACCACGGCGAACGTGTTTGTTCCAAGCCTTGAGGTGACAAACGTGGATACTTATTCCGGAAATTCGGTCTCTGTCTTTACAGCGGCGGTAGGCGATGCCAATAACAATGTCTATGTTGGATCGAACGCAGGCAATGCCTATAACTTTCTAAAGAACGTCTATAAGGTGACCGCACTAGGATACGGTGCAGCCAGTAATATTTCAAACGATTGCAATTCAGTGTACATTGGTTGGTTTGCAGGGAAAGATGCAGTCAATGGAAGAGATGTGATTTCCATTGGAATGAATTCAGCGGGAGGTCTTGGAACGTCTAACATTTTCATTGGAACGGATACAGGAACTGTCGGAAACTCAAATATATTAGTCGGACATTACATTCGTCCAGGAAACATCTCGAACCAATTCCTTCTCGGATTGAGCAACAAGTTTCCTATTGCTGCAGATCTCTCTTTGAATTGGGTTGGACTTGGAGGTATCTTGAATCCTACACTCAATGCGAAAGTTGACATTTCAGGTAGCACTCGCGTTCAAGGAAACTTAAGTGTGAACATTCAGCCAGGAGGGAGAACTCTTGATGTCAATGGTAATTTTAGAGCACAAGATAGTTCACTCAATACATTGGATTTCAGCAATGGACTTTTGACTTCGTCCGGTGGGTATACAACCATTCAAGGATCTGTTTCGGCAGCCATCGGAACCACGACCATTGGAACCTTAAAAAGGGGTATCGTACAAGTATCAACTGTGGATAATGCTTCAGATGCCAATCGTGCAGCCTATTTCTATTTTGCATATACACCCTCTAATGCATCTATCTTAGCCTCGAATATTGCAGGAAATACAGATTTAGCTCTCAGTACATCCAACATTCAGATTTCAAACACAACCACCACAAAAACCTACACTTATTCGATTACCTACTTTCCAATGATCTAATCTTCTCTACAATCTTGCGGATAGACACACTGGATACTCCAGACGCAGTGGAAACACGTTGGAGTTGACCTCCCAAGACAATGTAGACTACACCGGACACAATGGTCTTAGGTGTATGTTCCATCTCTGGAAGAGTTCGAAGTTTCAGAACGATTGCATCTCGATCTTTCTCAGGAAGATCCAAGTCTACACACATACGTTCCGCTAATCCAAGTTGAGTGTTGAGAACCGAGGCTGATTCGTTCTCAAATTTAGAAAGAGCTTTACAAAGAGCACGAATACTGACATCGAACATTGTAGCTACTTCTTCATGACTTCGAGTTGCATCATTCTGACGACAGGCTGTAAAGACTGCAGCTGCCATCAGTGATCGACGTGTTTCACCACGTGTTTTCTGCGACTCTTCAATGTTTTTAAAGAGACCACATGCATCGATAATGATCGCTTTAGTCAGTCCAGAGCGAAGTGCAGTGGTTTGCATTGCATCAAAGATGCCCATCCAAGAACGCTCGCCGTGAGACGAGAACGACCATGCAGAGAGTTTTGCAATGCTTTTAGATTCTTCCGATTGATTAGGAATTCGTTTGCGCATCATCATTGAACCATACGATGAATTTGGAAGTAATTCCGAAGTGATTGTACCAGTTCGAGTAGGATCTTCGTCGGTGGTTCCATACACTCTCCATTCTGCACTTTCGTCAATGAAGCTTCCAATAATTGTTCCACAACACGTACAGACACGTTCTCCATCGTCTACATCAATGGTTTCATGTAGACAGTCCATACTCACTTAAGCATTGGACTTTGTTTGTCCGTTTTTGAAGAGAGCCTCAAGGAGTGTATCTCGACTATGGTACAGTTGAATTAAAGGTTCAAACTCAATTTCAGTGAGAATGAGGAAACCACCGATGGAAACAATAAATCCATCTTCCCAATCCAATCCTTTGGGCGTAAACAGCCAAAAGTAGATCCCTAGGAACAGTCCTAATGAAATCTTAAAGATTGTGTCGACAATCGCAAAGAGTGGACTGTCTTTGACCTTGAAGTCGGCTGCAGTCAAAATGACTTGAAGTAACACGATCGCTTTCAAGAAGAAGAAATAGATTTGATACGGCTTCATTGTTAAGAAGTGAGTAAAAGTTCATTGCGTTTGGTGAGAACATACCAACAACTGTAGGCCGTTGACATATGGATGAGTCCGTGAAAGAATATTTGAGTATTCCAATCTGGATGCCACGATAGAATGGAGAGCTGTTGTCCAACGAAGTAGGAGTAAAGTGAATAGCCTACTGCAAACCCCCACATACCCAATGAAGAAGGACCTCCATAATATGCATTAAACAATGTACATAGGACATAGTTCCAGATTGCAAGAACATCCAACTCAAACAACCATTGAGTTCGAAACCAATGAAATGACATTGTTGTTGCACATAAAGCTAAATTGGTTACCATTGAGTAGTAAAATCCAGTCTTCCATGCGAGCCATGCAGGCATTAAGTAAGTCATTCCAGTAATGACCAAATAGGGTTCAGGTGTAGTGTGATCTTGACGCCAAGGCATTAGTATTATCGCATAGTATTCAGTGTAGATGGGTCATACACTTGCGGTCGATAGTTGGTGACCAACGGTGGGCGATAGTTTGCTGAACGTCCTGTAGTCTTCATCCACGAAATCAACAGGTATTTTTCATCGACCACCCAGACCCAGTATCCAGAAGTCTGAAGAGTGGTGGTCAAGTAGTCACGTGCTTCTGTGAGTTGAAAGAGCGGATATCCAAAGACATAGGCAGGGATTTCAAAGACAACATACGGTGCATTGGGTGAATGAACGGCTTGTTTACGGATTCTCGCATACAGTTGGGCTAACACCGGACGCATCGCTGACATTCGCTGCTCTTTGCGTGCTTCCTGTTCGTCCCAAACATCACGAGCTTTCAACATGCTTACTACAAAGGTACAAAAAGTATGAGACGTTTCTATCGTTCCATCGCACTAGGCGGAGGTGGAGCACGCGGAGGGCTTCATTTAGGAGCTCTTCGTGCACTTCAAGAAGTTCAAGGAGATTTAGAGTTTCCAGATGGAATTTACGGTGCAAGTATCGGTGCGTTTATTGCGACTGTGATTGCGTTTCGTATTGATTTGGGTAAAATTCGAACTGCATTTGATAGATACGGTGCCTTTTCAAACTTTGTTCCAGACTTGACGTTGGATCATCTATTGACACTCATTCAACGAAAAGGTATCTTCTCTATGGAACGAATGATGGAATTGTTTTTGAAGATCTTTGATGAGTGTGGAGTGGATCTTCGAGATAAGTGTATTTGCGACGCACCTCAAAAATTATGGATTATTGCATCGAATATGACGTCTGGAGATATTACCTTGTTGACTGGAAAGGTGCCTATTCTGGATGCGTTTCGTTGCTCGATGGCAATTCCGTTGATCTTTGAACCTCAAATCCTCTATGGATCTGTCTATTTCGATTCAGTTGCGCACGTATCCTGTATTCAAGTCGCGGTTCCACAGGATACACTCGTCGTTCATATTTCTGGAGAGTTTACGGCAGTCACTCCATCCAGTTCGTTAACTGAATTATTGTTCGCAGTCTATCGTGGTACGGCAAGGCAATATAAGGGATCGAATGTATTGAGATTTCATAATATATCGATCGGTCCACTTTCAGATCTTTCACAGAAAGAGCGAGATCTTCTCGTGCAAGAAGGATACTCACAAACTCTCGCGTTCTTGACCCAACGTGCTACGAAGGAAAGCCTTTAGACTTGCGAGTGTGGGTCGTTGATTGAAGTCGTGAATTCCGTCTTTGGTTTCCAACATAACGGTAGGATAGGAGTTGATTCCATACAAGGAGCACTTAACTCGATCCTTCTCACAGTCGACTTGAACCGGTTTGACGTGGGTCTTTCCATAGGTTCCTTCACGTGCAAGGCTCTTCTCTAACTTTTCCCATTCAGGCATTGCTTTCTGAGAGAAGCCGCACCAGTCTGTGTAGAAAAAGTAGATTCGCGCTTCATTGGGTTGAAGCTTTGCTTTAGGAGGTTTAAGCATGGGCTTCCAGAGTTTGTAGACTAGAAATGCAACAATTGCGAGGGCGAGGGCAAGTATCCACTGATTCATTGTTGAAAGAAGCGAGAAATCTTTATTTGTTGTTTGAACCATTGTCGGTAGGCTTCTTGTGGAGTCAAACGTTCTTTGAGCTGGATCCAAGCGATGTCCGTGGTCATTCGTTCAGGTTCAAAGGGCTTGGGTTGAAGTGTATACCATTTCCCTTGAAAGCGTACAAGGTATCCCATAGTTAAAACAATCTCCTTAACTGAAAATGGCGCTAGTCGCAGCCCAAGTGGCTACACTATCGCTTGGAGTGAACTATGGCGTTCATTACCTTAGTTCGAGGCTGTATGATCAATATTGTATCCCTCATTCGTGGGAAGGAGTGATACAATCCTTGGTGACGACTGCAAGTCCGGTGTGTTCTTTTTTATTACATACGATGACGATGACCCAAAATCATTATGCAACGATTGTGAGTGCTACAATTGTGTCTTTAGTTAGTACGACATTGAAACCGGTTTAAGCAGGGAAACCGACCATTCCTGCACCGATACCGAAACCTGCACCAGTGCGTGCTGAGCTTCCGACGGAAGGTGCATAAATATCTAAGATGGCAAAGGTGGCTGTGGCGGTCAACGCGATCATGCCAACCTCAGAAACACGCATTGTCTTGCCAGGGATGACATAGGCGGCGACGGCGACCGCGAGACCCTCTAACAAGTATTTAATCAATCGCATAACAAGCTCACTCATATCGAATCCAGCAGGTGGTGTTGGCTTGGGCTTTGAATCCATTGGTTTATTGAAAAGACGCGAAGATTTTTTAGGGTCCAGCTTCAGCGACTGCGATGGCTGTTCGCACATACACCCATACAAAGAAAAATCCCCAATATGTCATTGAAGCAATGACGTTCCTGGAACCTTCTGAAAAGCTTTGCATGATAGTCACCCAGCTCGCCTGAAAAAGTCCACGAGCCCATATGAGGATAGGTCCAGAGGCTGGTATTGGAAATAGAATACCTGGGTGGGTCAGAAAGAGGATTAAAAACGCAGTCGCGCCTCGATACATTACTCTGTAGGACGAAAGTTTACACACCCTTTGCGATGCGTATCATCATTCCATAGTAAAGGTAAACGCCAAGGAATATGAGGTAGATTGCGAACATAGTCCACCCTAGACCTGCACTTCGTTCACCTGGAAGGCTGAGAACCCATACCCAGAACATCTGCAACAATGAACTTACGATAGGGGGCAGGCCTCCAAGTGGAAGAAGTCCAGGCGCAGGCATCATACTTTCGACAGAGGCCATCGACGGAATAATCACGTTCGGATGGGTCATAAAGACAATTAAAAATGTTTCGGTGTATCCGTAACCCATTGTGTTCTGCGTAGAAACAACTTACAAAGGAGACACCCTGTTTACATAAACATGTCCAGACGTGAAACTCTTCCTACACATGAAGACGATGGTTCAAAGGTAGATTACCTAGATGAAGATCCAGAAGTTCCAACCCAGAAATATTGCATTGTCTCTTTCCTAAGCCCTGAGAAAGTCATCAAGCAGAAACAGGAATACATGTTCGAAGAGTTCATCAAATTTATGGACTACGACTGGAAGGTCAAGGGACTTGAACACTTGATGGTGTTCTTGTCCAAAAAGTACAGTCTCAAGATCGACGACCTCTTGAAAGATGCAGAGGAGTTTGGTAAAGTTCGCGACAAGGAGATTCGTGAAACCGATGTCCCTGAGCAGTGGCAGGTGTTTCTCTTGAGACACGAGAAGGAGCTTCAGGAGAAGTTTGATAACAAGGTTGAGTTCCGAACCAATGTGCGTGGAGTCAAGGTGCGTCGTAGTTTTCCCACAGTTGAGGAGGCACAAGTCATGGCAAAGGTCTTGCAGCGCAAGTATCCCAAGGACAACTTGTATATTGGCAAAGTCGGTACATGGCTTCCATGGGACCCTAGTGAACACTTGATGCCTGAGGTCGAGTATGCCGAGAAGGAGTTGAACGAGCTGATGCGACGCTACAAGGAGAATGAAGCGAACAAGGAAATCTTCTTTGCGGACGAGCGTGAAGCCAAGATCAAGGCACAAAAGGAGGAGAATGAGAAGAGACGCAAGGCCAATGCGGCTGAAGTTGCCGCCAAGCAGTTAGAGGATGCGTCCAAGCCGATCCATCCATCCGAAGGTGCACTCCGAGAGTAAAATCTACAAGAAATATAAGTATGCCTCCGGTAGGACGAAACGATTTATTAGAAGAACCGTATGATCAAGTAATATTACGATTTGCATCTCAGAAGACTCGAAATCGCCTAAAACAATTGAAAGGAGGCCCTGTATATGAGGCTATCATGGAAAAGGTTCGAGCCAAATATGGACGTGGGTTAGAAGAATGGAAAGAGATTGAAGAACTCACATCCAATTTTCAGAACCTCGCGGCGGAACAAGATGTTCCAACGCAAGATGTTCCAACGCAAGATGTTCCAACGAAACAAGTTGATCAAGATGTTCTAATGCAAGGCGGTAGACGACGTAAGTATCGTGGAGGAGTGCCACCTCCGACTGGGCAACCTGTAAATATTCCGCCACCAAAGATGCCTGGAACACCGACTACTACACTCTCACAAGTTGTTATCAATGATGCTATGAGGTTATGGTTGTCATTTACGGCTGCGTTAGGAACTCCTGAGACCGTTGGAACAAGTGTAGCACTTGCAGCAGTTGGAGTTGCGAACCCAGCAGCAGCCGGTGCTGCGTTTTCACTCGCAAATAAACTTGTTGGACTTGCGTATGGTCTTGCGACACCGACCACATTTACTCTTACAGTACTCACTGCTCTTTTGTATCGTAATTTCGGAGATCTACTCATACAGAAGAAGACACCTACAAATCTCCAAGAGTTGTTGACTAAATTGAAGGAGAACCTTAATGTAGCAAAAGTGAAATATGGTTCGGTTGCAATGCCGTCTGCAGACATTATAGCTGCACTGGACAAGTTAGAGAAAGCCGCAGCAGCTACTGCAGCAGCAGCAGATGCCGAAAAGGCTGCAGCAGAGGCAAAAACCGCAGCAGCTACTGCAGCAGCAGCAAAAGCCGAAACAGAATCAATAATTGCAGTCAAAGAAACCATTGCTGCATCTCAAACTGCAGTGGATGCGACCATTGAAAAATCCAATGCTGCACCTCTAAATCCAGGCGCCGCTTCCTTTGTACCATCTGGTAAAGGTGGACGCAGAACCAAGAAGGGTGGTAAGAAGAAGATGAGAAAGACACGTCGTCCAGCACGCGTCTTCAAGTATTAACGTCCATCGGTTTTCTTGACCCAGACACTTGGACCGGCATTCTTCTTCTTGAAGTTCATCGGATTGTAGTCATCGGTTGACAACATTGCAGATTGAAAGGGACGATTGTCAGCCCACAAGGATGGATCGCATAATTTGAACGGTGGATGATCGGAGGCTTTATACCAGAACACTTGGTCTTCTAACTTGTTTGAAGATACGTTATTGCAAATGACCAAACCCTCATAGTTCTCCGTACACTGGTCCATAAAGGAACAGAACATATCAAACGTTGGAAACATGCCTGCGTAATTTTCGTAGATTCGTCTACGGTTCCCCAGGATATTCTCACGCAAAATGAAGATAAAATCTACATTGGTTCTCAAGTTAGGTGTAATACCAAGAGGATATTGCATGGTAATGATGGTCATTAAATCAATATGACGACCGTTCATGAACACGAATCGTGTAGACTCTTCATTGATCCAAGACTTTGCATCGTACAAACAATCGTCTAAAATTAAGAAGGCACGTGGATCAATGGATGAAGACCCTCCGTGAGCTGTCTTATCTGTATTGCGCTTCGTCTTAAGAGTGGCTTGTCGCTTAATGACATTTTGAACAATCTCCGGACGATACTTGTCGTGAATGAACTTGGACGGAACCATGTTCTGAAAGAACTCGTTGGCGACTTCCGTAGCAGAAATAACGGTTCCCACTGGAAAATGTCGTTGGGTGCTAAACAGGATATCGCGAACCAAAAAAGACTTCCCTGTATCCTTCTTACCAATCACGACAATCATCGGACTTTTGCGACTGTCGATTTCACATCGGTCCGTGATCATCTCCATATTAAACCTTCGAAGTTGAAAGTTCATCTTGTTCAATCCAAGTCTTTTTTTTGTCTATGTGGAACCGACAGGTGTCTGACGGAGAAAGCGTTTCATGGTTTCGTAGACCCATAGGATCAAGAGTGCAATGAGGAAGATGAGTAAGTGTATCATGGTACAGTCCATTCCGTTAGCTCGTTCGGTTTCCGTTTTGGTTCTCCGAGGGGTGAAACAATGGGAAAAGACCTTCGTACACTCCCAATCGAATTGAAGGTACAACGAACTGCACCCTTGGACACCTCAGCATGGAAGCTCAAGAAAGCCCAGTCCTTTTTTCCACCCCTTGAGAAGTTGTTCAAGACTGAAGCCTTGTCAAACGTTCGAGATTGTGGAGTTCGCCTTAGCCATCCTATTCAGAAAATCGTGGATGCCGACCACATTCAAGTGAAAGGAAAGACACTAGAGATCCACCGCAAGACTACGATGATCTTGAGTCCCTTCAAATGGATGCGAGGTGATTATGGAACGATGGGACTTCCAAATTCTGAAGAGAATGCATCCGATCAACAGGAAACCCTTCAGAGTGCACATACAGCTGGATATGTAGGTGCTTTGACTTCCATTCTTCTCTCTGAATCAGACTGTCTTCATTTCCCAAGGGTCTATGGTGTCTATGTAGGATTGGCAGACTCACATACAATTGACATTTCCGATGACTACGAAGACCTTTCCGAACGCAAATGGTTCGGAGACCAGATTGGAAAGACGTTTGAATTGAAATTACGCCCACATGATGTGGCTGCAGAGTTTAGCTACACTCGATCTCAACGCCCTACGCTTGCATTGGGAGAGGACGTTCAATTGGAAGGGTTTCAAGACTTAGAAGCCGAACGTATGAATACACCTAGCACTCGATCGCATTCTCATAGTGAGGAGGATGACGAATCGTTTTCCGAGAGCGACTTTAGTTCAGAAGAGGATGACGATGAGTTTGACATTCGTTCCTGTGATTGTTCTGAAATCAGTGATGATGGACTGGACGATGAAGGAAGTGATGAACCGTTTGCATGGGCGATCTTTAGTAAGGTTCCAGTCATTACGACGGTGATGGAAAAGTGCAGTGGAACCTTCTACGATCTTCTTGAAAAACACTCCGAACCTGAGAAACAGTGTGCATGGGTCTCTCAGATGGTGTTTGCATTAGCCTATGCGCAACGCAACTTTGGATTCACTCATAATGACCTTCATGGCAACAATGTCATGTATAGTCCAACAGATCAGGAGTTTTTGTATTATACAACTGGTGGACACTCCTATAAGGTTCCCACGTATGGATACATCATAAAAATCATTGACTTTGATCGTGCAATCACAACCGTACGTCTTTGTGGAATGAAGGAACCGCGAACGTTTGTAAGCAGTCAGTTTCAATCGAACGATGAAGCCGCAGGTCAATACAACATTGAACCATTCTTCACTACAAGTCAACCACGCATTCCTCCAAACCCTAGCTTTGATTTAGGTCGATTTGCTACCTCTGTGTTTTGGGATCTCTTTCCAGAAGGACCTACACATGCGTACACACATCCGCTCTTTGAAGTGTTCAAACAATGGATGACGCAACACGATGGAACGTCTGTCTTATTTCGTAAGGAACTCGATCGACACGATCGATACCATGGATTTGATTTGTATAAAGCACTTGCTCGGTATTGTAAGGATTCTGCAGTACCACGAAACGAAATCACAAAGATGACATCCTATCAAATCTCTACAATTCCATTAGGAACTTCGTATTTGTTCATTGATACTTAAAACTCGGGTTTGCCTACAAACATATCTTGAGCTGCAGAAACGACTGTTCCAACTGCATCTTCAGATCCAACCGCATACGCGACCCCAGACGCGACACCTCCTGCACTCAACGCAATCTTACCTGCGTCTAACCATTCAATCGGTTGCTGTTTAGAAGATCGGTCCCAGAGGTATAAGACGAACGTGAGCACTGCGACTACTCCTGCAATCATGGCTAATATATATAAATCCATCTTTGTTCAGCCTCAACATTGAGAGTTTTACAAGTTCAACGCAACAGTCTCTTTCGTCTTGGACAAGAGTTCATCTTCTGTGTTGACCGATGCATCATCTTCATCGTCTAACATAACATCTTCTCCAAGAGTTATCTCTGGTGGTTCATCATCGTCTTCCTCTTCAAATTCAACGACTGAAGGTTTTTCTTCAAACTTGACAGGTGGAGGAGCAGGAGTTTCTTCACGACCGCCTCGGAAATAGGCTTGGCTGATTGCTCGCCATGGAATGAAGCTATCGACTACTTCATTGATAGTGGACTCAAGCATAACTTCAATCTCACGACGGTTGCGTGCTTGTTGAGTGGCTGCAACTCCAAGAGTATCAAATAAGTAGGCTTGGCTCCAACACTTGCGAGCCGAGGTAGTGTAAAAGGTGTGAATGAACTTCTCGATCGAAGGACGTTCAAAGTCAAGGTTCACATGAGTGGACTCGGATTGTTGAAGACTTGCAAATGCGCGAATGTAGCTGACAAAGACACCAAGTAGTAGGTCTTCAATGTAATCGCATTTGGAGGCTGCAATAATACGGTCGACTTCCTTACGTAAGGTTTCGTCGTTCCATTTAGGAATACTTGTCAACAAGTTCTGGAAGGTCTGGAGTGTCTTATCCGGTTGACCGTTTCGTTGGCACGCAGATTTTGCATTATCGTAGATACTCCAGAACCCATCGGCGACGTGAGGGATTAACACTCGTGTGAGGTTCTCACGCATGGTTTGTTTGACAAATTCAGTCGTCATTTGTTTTACACGGAAGACGCGAGTTCTAGAAAAGAGACGCGATGAAGTTTGTCTTAATTCTCATGGTTCGCAATGAATCCAAGATTTTAGAACGATGTTTGAAGGCAGTTGAAGAGTTAGTTGATGCATTCTGTATTCACGACACAGGCTCCACGGACAACACCTGTGAAATCGCAGAAGAGTTTCTGAATTCACGTGCAGGCTGTCTCACACGATCTGAATGGAAGGATTTTGGATACAATCGTACTCAAAGCTTTCTTGAAGCACAAAAGTATGTAAAAGACTGGAAAGGAGATGTCTATGGACTTCTCTTGGATGCCGATATGATCTTTCATCCGGGATCCCTTCGAACTCAAGTCTTAACTGAAAAGGGGTATACAGTTCTTCAAAGGAATGGACATTTGCTCTATCCAAATACACGCTTGGTTCGAATGGATCATCCTTGGACCTGCAAGGGTGTCACACATGAATACTGGGACGGTCCAACGACTGCTTTGGATAAGTCGATCGATGCGTGGATTCAAGATGAAAACGATGGAGGGTGCAAGTCTGATAAATTTGAACGTGATGCACGATTGTTAGAAGAGGGTCTTAAAGCTGAACCTACCAATGTCCGATACATGTTCTATTTAGCTCAAACCTATCACAGTCTATGTCGTTGGAAGGAAGCAATCAAACACTACAAACAACGATACAATGCAGGTGGATGGGATGAAGAACGTTGGTATTCACTGTACATGATCGGACAAACGTGTCTTACTTTGGGCGATCCAGAGCGATTTGAAAAGTATATGTTGCGTGCCCATGCGTTCCGACCCACACGTGCAGAGTCACTCTATAAAATGGCGAAATACTTTCGAGAGAAGGGTGATCATTATAAAGCCTACCATTACGCAAAGTTAGGTAAAGCCATTCCCTTGTCTCAGGATTCGTTGTTCATTGAAACCGATGTCTACACAGGATTGTTCGACTACGAACTGACCATTCTACTGTATTACTTGAACCAATTGCGTGAAGGGTTGCGAATGTCGATGACGTACATGTTAACGAAAAAGGAATCGTTAGACAATGTCTATCGCAACTGTTCGTTCTACATTGAACCTCTCAAACACGCTGAGATCACTCACCATCCAATTATGCGCGATGTGTGTGGAAGAAACTATCATCCATCGTCTGTGTCCACCTGTGATGGAATTGAAAATGTTCGATTTGTCAACTATTCGATCAATTCCGATGGAGGATACATGATGAAAGAGGGTAAGTACTCAGCCGATCACCCAGTTCGAACTCAAAATGTTTTATGGAATCCTTCTGCAGGTCCACGTGTGATGGATGAGAAATCTGTACGTCTTCCAACAGTTCCAACTCACATCTATGGATTGGAAGATCTGCGTCTTTACAGAGATGCCAAAAATACTCTAAAGTTCATCGGAACCTCTCGAGAGTTTTCAGACAAGATCCGAATGGTCTACGGTAACTATTCCTTAGACTCGGCTACATATAGCGATTGCAAGGTGTTGAACTCTCCGTTGGGAGCGGACTGTGAGAAGAATTGGATCCCTATCAGTGGAACCAATGATGTCATTTATTCATGGAATCCTCTTCGTATTGGAAGTCTACACGGTCAAGAAATTGTATTTCACACCATTCATAAAACACCGTGGGTCTTTCAACATCTACGCGGATCCGCGATCCCAATTCGTGTAGGTGGTGAGCTTTGGTGTCTAGTTCATTTCGTGGAACATTCAACGCCTCGTAAGTATTTTCATTGTATCGTTTCTTTAGACGGAAAAACCTATGAACCTACACGAATTTCCTTGCCATTCGCGTTCCGAAGCATTGGTATCGAATACTGTTTGAGTATGACGCTTCAACCTGAAGGTAAGCTCAAGTTCATAGTGTCTTCGTGGGACGACGATCCTTGTGTTGTTGTGGCACCGCTCAAGCAGTTTGAGTGGATTCAAGTGTAAAGGGCTCTCCATGTTTCAGGAGGCTTCGAGTCCAAGTCCTGTAGAATATGCTGAGCCACTGTTGGAGTGATGACCAATGGGAATGAGATTTTACTGTAGAACTTGTAGCTCTTTGCAGTCTCTTCGTCTGCGATACGAAGAAGGTTAATGCGTGTGACAAGTGATTCAACTGCACGTATGAGTGTACGAACACCTTCTTCTTCACGTGAGAATTCAGCAATCAAGTATTTAACAGCTTCCTCAGTGAGTGTCAGTCCATCCAACTTGATCCTCTCTAAGATTTGAGGCCATACATACTGGGTTAAGATGACTTGCTTTTCATCGCATGTATATCCACTGCAGTGAATGACTTGCATACGATCTTTGAGAATAGGATGAACCTTGGATTCGTCATTGAAGGAGAAGACAAACAAACACTGAGACAAATCAAAGTCTACACCGGCAAAGTAACGATCGTGAAACTGGTTGTTCTGAGAACGATCCGTCAAGTGGATCAACATACTGACAATCTCTTCTCCATGTGGCGTAGTAGACACTTTATCCAATTCGTCAAAGTACATGACTGGGTTCATCGCACGTGCGTTCATGAGACTGTCTGCAATTCGCCCCCACATACTTCCTTCGTAGGTGTAACTATGACCTACAAAGTTAGCTGAATCAGTTGCACCGCCCAAACTGAAGAACTCAAAGGGTCGCTTCAAGACATTTGCAACACCGTTCTTTGCAAAGCTGGTCTTACCTACACCCATAGGACCCTTAAGCGCAATGACATTGCCCACAGAGGATGGGTTTGAGATCCATTGTGCGAGGATTTGCATGATCTGTGTTTTCGCACCGTTCATACCGTAGACTGCTGTATCGAGTGTCTTACGTGTTTGAGAAAGAAACTCTGCACATGGCTTGGGTCCATCGTCGATCTTGACCGGAAGAGGAATGGTTGTTCCAAAGGGAATGCGCATAAAGCCTTCAATCCAGGTGCGAAGCTTATAGCTTTCACCGTTATCCATACCCATTTCGTTGAGGATGTCAATCTTCTTGATGACAGCTGCCTTCATACTGTCTGCAAGTGGTAGGTCGAGTACACGGAACTTGTAAGGAATTCCACTTCCAGCAATCAAGACTTCAAGCTTTTTCATCTGTTTGTTGAGCTTCTTCTGCTTGGATTTGGAGAGATCGTCAAAGTAATCTTGCTCTTCATCGTTGAGCTCTAGAACCGGTGAATCTGGCTCATCCTTCGACTTCCTACTATTGGATCTGAACTTGTTGTGAGGAGGGACGTACTTGTGCATGAGGTAATCGATGAACTCATCTTCTTCATCCTCGCTTGACTCGTATTCAGGTTCAAACTCAGGTTGAGTATCGATTTCGATCTTGATGCGACCATTTTTGGGAAGAGGAATCTGAATGGTTTGGGAGTTGGACGAAGGCTTTTTAGTTTCCTCCTCCTCTTCTTCATCTTCATCTTCCTCGTCCTCTTGCTCTTCTTCGTCTTCGTCTTCGTCTTCGGTTTCGGTCTCAGGCTCAAAGTCTTCATCCTCAGACTCGGACTCATCTTCCTTATCTTTTAAGGTCTCGTCTTCAATCCATTTAACGTTCTTATCACGCTTTCGAAGGTTGTATCGACGAGGCATCCTTGCTGCCTCTCAAGTAAAAAAAGAAAGGCAATCCGTTTTTCCAAGACTACTTACAATGGAAGACTTGGAGAAGATCGTGGGACGGTTAGAGCTGGAAAATGATAAGAAGGCAGCTGCCAACCCCATTACCAAACAAAGTTTAGCCATCGTCCACCAGTTCTTGAAAGACTATGCAGTGATGTGTTATGGCGGAACTGCGATCAACAACTTATTGCCCCCAGAGGATCGATTCTACGATCCAGAGACAACGGTTCCGGATTATGACTTCTACAGCCGTACACCTCAAGAACATGCAATGACCTTGGCAGATAGACTTTCTGCAGCTGGAATTAAGACTGTAGAAGTCAAACCAGGGATACATCTTGGGACCTTTAAAGTCTTTGCCGACTTTGAAGGCGTTGCAGACATCACACATTTGGATAAAGATATTTTTGAAAGACTGTGGAAAGAAGATGTTGTAGTAGACGGTATTCATTATGTAACCCCTAACTTTCTTCGTATGTCCATGTATCTCGAGTTATCACGTCCTAAAGGCGATGTATCACGATGGAAGAAAGTCTATGAACGTTTGATCTTATTGAACACACACTATCCAATGGTTTGCCCTTCACATAAACCAAAAGAAGAAACCCCTGCAACTGAAGAGAACCGCAAGGAAGCTGAATCCATCTTGAAAGACCACGATGTAGTCTTGTTAGGAATTACTGCATCTCAACTCCATCAAGGTAAGGTTGCGAAATGGTCTGCACCGATCACCATTCTTGCAGAACCAAAGACCCTTGAAACCTTGACCAAAGGAAAGAAGACTGAATCCCATGTGGGATCCGAGATCCTTCCTTCGCATACAGACATCTTTGACAAAGAGGGAAATGTCATGGTGCGTGTTCACGAGACTGCAGCCTGTCACAGTTATCACACTATGGCCAACGGTATTAAGATTGCATCCATTCCTACGATGCTTCAGTTTGTCATTGCGTATATGTATTCAGATGTCGACGAAGACGAGATTACTCATTTGATGTGTGTGGCTCAACGGTTGGTCGATCTTGCGAACCACAAAGAAAAGCGGCGATATGCCCTCTTGACGCCTACGGACTGTCTAGGCACTCAAGAGACATTGATTGATTTGAAGAGACACAAGTCTGAATTGTATACGAAGCTTTCATCCAATAAGTCCTCTGTGGACTTTTTGAAGTACTTTTTCAACTATAACCCAAACACAACTAAAACTAAGAGACAAAAATTGAAGGATGATCTAAAGAAAACTCGTAAGGCTAGGTACGAAAGTTCATACTAATATCTGCAAATGCAAGGCCTATACACGTTGTGCAGGCTGTAATTTCTTTACGCCCTTGACGAAAGTCTAGATATGAACCAATTGCGTTTGGCGTTTCGTTCAGGTATGCATTTGCACCGGTAGTCGATGCAAAGGTCTGATAAGTAAGTTGAAATCGCTTGCTTGCGACTACATCGGATGCGTTTTGTTTACGTAAGACTGTGATACCTGAAAAGTCAATTCCACGTTGTCCACCTGCGCTCATTTGTTGTTTTACTTAGAATATAACCGTCCAATGTACCAGGTCATATCGAAATACTGAGGCCCAGAGGATTTGCGTTCTAGATCGTCAGGGGGTGTCTCCTTCATCAATTTCTTCACTTCAATGTGTGTGATTGATCTAGGATAGTAATAGAGACGAGCCAATACACCATCCCACCCAGGTCCAGCGGTGACTACTGCATCATTCTGTTGGGGCAACTGCCCTAGAGTATGATGTTGACGCAAGATACCATTGATGTAGATATCGACTGCTTGCTGATCGACGACCATTGCGAAGTGAATCCATTTCATCGCCGAAATGTTTGGAATGAGAATTGTTTCGGTTGTATTGAAGGTCTTGACAGCCACTAAGAGAGCATTCGACGTTGAGTCTAGATAGACACCTGGAGCATCTTCTTTGGAAAAGATACGACGCCGTGTGCCATACCCTACAGTAAAATCCTTGACCAAAATCCAGGCTGAATAGGAATAGGTTAACCCTTGTGGTTGGTTCAACGACTTGGGTAAGGCGCCTGGATAGGCTAGTTGAGTATCTCCGGCAATCGAATTTTCAAAGAGAACAATTCGATCATCATCGTATTTGCTTGGCTTCCATGTAAAGAAAAAGTAGACAAGTCCTGCGACGGCGAGGACCACGCCCACAATGAGTAGAGTATTCATTGTCCTTTACTTAGACACAAAACCACGAGACGTGAGTCGCAATCCAGTCGGCGGAGGTTGAGGGGTAGGAACTTGCGGACCATTTGGCGTCCAAACCATAGACAACATCGTTTCATAGGATGTATTCTGTTGATACGTAAGGGATGCAGGGTCGACCTTTCGCTCTCCCATGTTGTAAATATAGTGGATACGTGAATCGTCTGATTTATATTCCGATGTAAGAAATCCAGTCCTAGACATTCGTATGGTCCAATCAAGGTCTTCACCTCGAAAAGCATCTTTATAATGAATGAGTTTTGCAACATCCGTCATCATAGGATTTAAGTGATTTGGAGGTCGTATAAATACTTCACCGCGTGCCATTGGCGAAGAAAGAGCGTTTTCTAAACTATGTGTGAATGTATACGGATGAATACGTCCTCGAAGACGCATCACTGGATAGGAACCCTGTATCATTTCACGCATGTCTTCAATGTATGCATCTGTAATTTCATCGTCATCATCAATGAACGCTGAGTACTTACCATTTGAAGCTTGGATCATAGTTTGCCGTTTCATTCCTATACTCATTTCACGATTGTCAAACCCAAGGTTGATTGTATAGCGTAGAGAGGGTGCTAACCGTGCCATCTTTTCATGGATGGAGTGTGTCAATCGAACAAGAGATAGTTCACGACCAGAGATGGATGGAATCAAAAAACTGACGTCGTATGTATAGGTCTTTCTACGAATGTATGTATACATATCCTCGTTCCAATACTTCTGATTACGATCATAGAGTGCATCCATATTTTGTGCATACCCTGTTCCAGGATGTTCATGCCGAATGATACAATACGGAACGTACAAACACTTGGAGGCGAGTTGACCTTTACATAAATCTGTCAGTTCAGTATCGCAGAACAAGCTCTTATAGTCAGGATGATACATGTATCCAAAGGAGTGATACATACTTCGTCCGAACACACACAATGTATTCAATTTATCTCCTTGGTGTCCATCGTTGAACCATAAAATACCGTTTGTATCTGGAAATCGTGCAAGCATGTGATTACGAATGACATCATCCCACCCTTTGAGTTGCGGAATCATATCGTCGGAAACTAACACTACAATATCCCATTGCCACTCAATCTCATTCATGTTCGCATTACAGGCTTCAATCTTGCTCTTGTTTGGACTGAAAAAGATCCGACACCATCCAGCTGGAAGTAGAGTTCGTTTGATCTCTTCTTGAACGAGGTTTCGTGTCATTGACGTATCATCTTCATCACACGAAACGGCTACACCAATCTGTTGAGGAGTATTTGCAAGTTTCATATAAGTTGCTAAGGTTTGAATCACCTTTTGAGGCCGACTCCGTGTAGGACATTTCAAGAGAATTCGCATGTTCTTTTAGAAAGTATAACTATTAAGTTCCTTACCTTCTTTAGTGAGTGTGCTAAACCGGAAGGTGTATCCAAACAAAGTGATAAAGATTGAATCCTTATCTACTTCCTTGGTAGCATCTCCAGGAGGTGAACAGGTTGTACCCTTTGCATGGAACGCACGTGCATCGTCTGGACTGAGCATAGTTGTGTATCCATTCAAGTTGCAAATGGAACCTCCAAATCCACCACTGTCATTCAAGATGATATCTCCAAGAGCAGGCTTTGGAACTCCAGGGAGAATACAAGACTTGACCAAGCGACCGTTAATGTAAATATCCAAGTTTCGTTGGAACACGGTCATGGACACTGAGAACCATGATTGTAATGGCACGTTTTCAACACTGCATGTAAAGGAATCACCAGTTGAACTTGAGTTTGGATTGGCTGCACCAGCTTGACTATCGGATGGATAGAGACTCAATCGGACGTTAAGTGTGTTTTCATTCGGAGCCAAGAAGATACGAGGACCCATGATGGCAGGATTATTGGGTGCGACACGCTTCAAGACTTCCTTGTCGGCTCCAAATTTATAATCCCAATTGGTGATGTACATCCAATATTGAAGACCGTAGTCGGATCCAGCACCTACTGGAACCTCGCCGGCTGGAATGACAGTTCGCACCTTTCCATCGACAATCGAAGGTGTCTTATCTCCAGACGATTTGGTTTCAAAAAACGTGAGACCTGGTAGTCCATTTCGTTTCTGGATGTAATTGAAGAATCGGTATGCGAGATACAAAAGGATAATACCTCCGAGGACGGTCGCGATCGTGGAGAGTGTCCCAGTGGCTGCCGCTGTTGTTTGTGAAGGAAGGGCTACAACCGACACATTCGGATTCGCAGGTCTAGACGAGAAAAGTCCCATTTATGATTACGGAGGAACTTTCTTGGGAAAGTCTTGCTTAAAGCAATGGAAAAACGGACAGTGAATTCACAACCAACTCATCCTGTAATGTATTGTAATAATTGTGGGGGGAAAGGTCATCTCTTTCGAATGTGTAAAGACCCAGTGTTATCCTGCGGGTTATTGCTCTTAGACACACCCTCCTTACCTATTTCACCCAGTTCAGTCAATCTTCTTATGATACGTCGTAAAGACAGTATTAGCTTTGCAGAATTTATGCGAGGAAAATATGATATAGAGGATCCAGAGTATGTTTCACGATTGGTACAGAATATGACCTTGAAAGAACAGGCTGCACTTGCATCTGAATCCTTTGAAACGCTTTGGAGACTATTATGGGGAGACGATCGAGCCTCTGCAGACTATCTTCCAAGTTATGAAAAGTTCAACCAATTAGACCGTATGCAATTGATGCGAGATAACTTGTCTGTCTATACTGAACCTGAATGGGGATTTCCTAAAGGAAGACGTATGCGTGGTGAGACCGATGTAGCCTGTGCGATCCGAGAGTTTGACGAAGAAACAAACATCCCACGTGACTCATATCTCGTCTTGAAAAACATGATCTTGGAAGAATCGTTCGTTGGACTGAACGGTGTCAAATATAAACATATCTACTTTGTGGCCGTTCTTAAACATCCTGAACTACTGGATCTCTCACAGAGGTTCACTCCCATGCAACGCAGAGAAATCTCTGCAATTGCGTGGAAATCGATGGACCAAGCTGAAGCACTCATTCGTCCTCATCATGTTGAACGCTCTGGAATGCTTAACCAATTGAAAACGATTATTGAAACCTTTGAGATCGAGTAACTAAATACGGAAGCGATACACGACGAGCATGGAGCAGTAGGAAACGACTGCTAAGATGAAGACCCACCACCACACAGGGAATACAGTAGAATCCTTATCTTGTGTGCCGAACGGACGGATCCGTCCCTCTGTGCCAAACGCAATACCAGGTTGGAGGTAGAGAAACGCAGCCATGAAGAAAAGGAAGAACGTCACCATCAAAAGTCTGTGATTTTTCTCCATTATAAATCCTTGTGAAAAACAATGGCCTACGTTCTCCCCAATCGAAAAGCGTTTGCAGATGCCATCACGCGAACGTTATTACTCTACCGAAGTCGTCCTACCGACGCAGAGGATAAAGACGTAGACGTATGTCTTGCGCGAGGCTCCAATGCACGCGAACTGTTACCGCATCAAAAAGTCGTGCGTGATTATTTACTTCAAGAAACTCCCTACCGAGGCGTATTGCTTTACCATGGCTTAGGCTCTGGAAAGACATGCTCTTCGATTGCAGTGGCAGAGTCGCTCTTGTCGGACAAGAAGGTCTTTGTCTTACTACCGGCTTCGTTAGAATCGAACTACCGAGGCGAGCTTCGTAAGTGCGGTGATCCTTTGTACATGTACGACCAACACTGGCGACAACAGACATTGACCGATGAAACACGTGCAGTTGCGAAGAAACTCGGAATTTCCGATGGATTTTTGGATCGAAATCGCACCTTTTTCACAACCATTCCTAACGAGGCTGCAAACTACTCTACACTGCCTAAAACCGCACAAGATGTCATTGCAAAGCAAATTGAAGATACCATCGATCAACGGTTTACATTCATTCGATACAACGGCTTGTCCTCCAACAACATCGGTAAATACGCTCCAGACGACGGAACAAATCCATACGATAACTCTGTAGTCATCATCGATGAAGTTCACAACTTGATCTCTCGTATTTCCAATGCCTCGGACATTGCACGCAAGCTGTATGACTTGATTTACAAAGCCAAGAATTGTAAAGTGGTTGCATTGTCTGGAACACCTGTGATTAACCGTGCGAATGAAATCTCGTATTTGATGAACTTATTGCGAGGTCCGATTGAACGAATTGTCATTCCAGTTAAAGCCATTCCAACATGGGACGAAGAACAGATGAAGACTGCTTTACGAGGCATTCCAGATATGGATTCAATTGAATTCAACTCACTCAAGAAATACATTCTTGTCACTCGCAATCCACCCAACTTCCGAAGTGTCTACAGCGAGAAAGGCGAACGAATTGCAGTTCAATACATCAAGGATTTACCCTATATACCATTGGGAATCGATTGGGTGACTTCTTGGGCTCCGAAGTTTCAAACTGATGTAGGTGGCGCAGAACTTGCATTGGATCGTGTCTCTACTGAAACATTTGACTGTCTTCCTACAGACTACGATGAGTTTGCAACACTCTTCATGGAAGGTCTTCAACTCAAAAACACATTGTTGTTTCAACGCCGTATTCAAGGCTTAGTCTCCTATTTCAAAGGAGCCGATGAACGTATGCTTCCTCGTCGTATAGAGGACAACTCTATGTTGGTTAAAGTGCCGATGTCCGATGCGATGTTTAATAACTATTTGTCTGTGCGATTTGATGAAATTCGTCGTGATGCACGTCGAAAGCTCAATCCCTTGAGAGCGGAAGACAATGAAATGAAAACCTTTCGTGTCAACTCACGTCTTGCGTGCGACTACGCAATCCCTCCTGAACTCAAACCTACCGATGAAGACGCTGTGAACGAAGATGCTCCACCTTCAAAGGACGATATACTTGTAAAAATCAAAGCAAGTCCTGACCGATATTTGACTGAAACAGCTCTTGCGACGTATAGTCCTAAGATGTTGAAACTCCTTCAAATGATCCGAGGTTCTTTAGGAACTGGTGATACATGGAATACACAACTACTCTACAGCAACTTCCGCAATCTTGAAGGATTGGGTGTCTTTAGTGCGATTTTGAATGCAAATGGATGGCAAGAATACACAATCACTCAAGAAGCCAACCAATGGATTGAAGATCCGGCCATGGACCCTGAGAAACCGGCCTATGCGTTCTTTACAGGCAATGAGAAGATGGAACAACGCGAATATATGCGTCAGATTTTCAACGCCAAGTATTCAGACGATTTCCCTGCGAGTTTGAAACAATCGGTAGAGTCCGCACCCAAAAAGAAGTTGGTCTTGTTTATGATTACTGCAGCCGGTGCTGAAGGTATTACACTTGCCAATGTACGACATGTTCATATTATGGAACCGCATTGGAATCCAGCACGACACGATCAGGTCGTTGGACGTGCAATTCGCATTTGTTCTCATGCATCCTTACCCAATGAAGCACGTACGGTTCGAGTATCCTTCTACATTAGTGTGTTTACAGAAGCTCAATCCAAGTCCACAGAAGGAGCGAACAATGTAGTATTAGTGAGACGCAATGATCTGAAAACGAAGCGCTATGAAGGGGATCCAGTAGAAGCCTTTATGACGACCGATGAATACCTCTATGAAACGACCTACGAAAAGGATGTTACCAATAAACGGATTAGTTTGTTATTGAAGCAAGCGGCTGTCGACTGCGAAGTCCATCGTAAACTTCATAGTCGCGAAACGCCTGTAATTTCATGTATGCGATACGATAGTACCACCACTGGAGAAGATCTAGCCTTCAAGCCAGACATTAAGACAGAATACCTAGACGATTCATATTTGCGAAATATGAAACGCAAGAAACGTAGACTTCAGAAAGTATCTATCAAGAGTATGGTTTTTTTAATTGATCCAGATACGAAGGATGTGTTTGACGGTCCTGCGTTTGAAGATCAACAACGTCTCATTCGTCTTGGAACTATGACAACACCTGGACAGATACGCTGGATTCAGGGGCTCCGCATGTAAGAACGTCTTCTAACCATGAATCACACACTGTCGACCAACTTTTGAATGTATACTTTGAAACCGCTTTACGTTTATCCTCGAGTGTTTCAATGCTCTTTTCCATGCCGTCTGCAACGGACTCCATTGAAAAGGTAGGAGCCCACAATCCATGAGGCATACTTCCAGCAAAGTATGTACGACCATTTTTTGGAATAAACTCTGCAACGTTCGAATTCAAGAACGAAGAATAGGTTCCAACATCTGTGACTACTTGAGGTGCACCGGTATACATATGTTCCAATTGACACAATCCAAAGCCTTCACCATCCGATGTATTGACACCGATGTCTGAAGCGTTGTAAATCTGATTAATCGCTTCATCGCTCATCAGGTTTGGCGGTGACGAATCAATCAATAACAATTTGCGCACATGAGTTTGAACATCAAGACCTTGTCCCTTGAGTTCTTCTATAAACACGCGTTGGAGATCATAGAATGCACCGGACTGAGGACTGGCATTGGTCAAGATGAGTAAGTGGTATGGCTTTGTAGGATTTCGTGCTAGTAGTCGAGCAAATCCACCGAGAGTGAGATCAAGACGTTTACGCTGACTGTTTCGATTGGCATTGAGAAAGAGGATCGCATCCGAAGGAATATTGAGATTGGTTCGCACAGACGCAACCGATGAAGGAGGCATATAGGAAAACACCGTAGGATCCACTGCATGTTCAAGGACGCGAACATCAGGGAATGAACCGTACTCTAAAAACTTCTTCTTCCAAAGTTCGCTGAAACAATAGATACGGTCTGAATGATCGCGAATAGTTTCAATTAACGGTTGTGCAATCCCTTCATAGACTTGATCGAGATAGATCCAGAGTTTGTACGAAGACTTACCTCGCTCGTGTTTCATGCTCTCAATAAATCGCATCACAATCAATGGATCGTTGTAAATCATGACAACGTCTGGGTTCACCATCTCTACATATTCGTGAATTTTATTGAAGCCAAACCCTTCTTCTTTAGGATCTTCGTTGGCCGCTGCATCATAGGTGATGACACCTTCAGGGACTTTGCGAACCGAACTGCGTCCTGGATGACGTTGAAATCCAAAGTGAAAGGTCTTAACTTTAGGTGAAAGAGTTGAAATCTGTTTCAATAAATTATGACTTACTTTGGAATACCCAGTCGTTTGATCTACGTGAGTGCTTACTAGAAGAAATCTCATTAACTACTAGACGATTCTCTCGCGTAAATCACAAATGCAAGTAAACTCTGCTCAGGATTGGTTAACACGGTATAAGCGTAGGGTCATCGCACGCACTATTAACATAGACCCTCAACCTCTCTCTCGTGAAACCAATGCGATCTATCTGTCTGCGGTTGCAAACGGTGCCACTCAACGTGAGCGCTTTGTCGCACCCTTTCAGGGTGCCCGAGGTGGAGCAAGTGGTGGAGCTACTTATTCAAGCGATTGCTGTTTGAGCAACAATGCTACCGGTGCCTTTGGAACCTTTCAGAACATTACGGATCGAGGTGTGGTTCCATTTAATGGACGTTCCGTACAACCTATGAGTGTGCGCATAGTCTCTTAAAGAAAGCATAAGGGAGTATACAAATGCCAGGTGGATTACTTCAGCTTGTGGCAACGGGTGCCCAGAATGAGTTTATCAATGGAAGTCCCTCCATGACTCATTTCAGATCGGTCTACCGCCGTCATACGAATTTTGCAATGGATCAGATACGCATGCCGTTTACTGCGTCCAACTTAGAATTTTCAACTACAGGCACTCGAACTATTTCCTGTCGTGTCGATCGCTATGCACAGCTGTTGAGTGATTGTTATCTCTATCTCACGCTTCCGGACATTTATTCACCTTTAAAGTATCTGAGTGGGCAGGCACCACCGTCAGGCTACGATACTCGAACCAACTCGATTGGATACGAGTTCCAATGGATTCCAAACATTGGGTATAACTTGATTGATCGTATAGACCTTACGATGAATGGTCAAGCAATTCAAACACTGCCAGGTGAATGGTTGAAACTCTATTCCTATATGATCCACGACGCAAACAAGCGAGCCATTGTCGATCAAATGGTCGGAAACGTGCCTGAACTCTACGATCCTGCACACGCATACGACCGTAACAATCAATATCCTCATTCAGTAGCACCTACTGTGTTGCCTGGAACCTCGCCCAATACAAAGACACCTGAACCAAGTATTCGCTCTCGTCAATTGGTAATCCCTCTTCACTTTTGGTTTTGCGAAAATCCAGGGTTGGCTCTTCCATTGGTCGCACTTCAGAACTCGGAAGTCTACATTAACGTCACACTGCGAGCCTTGACCGATCTGTATACTGTAGTTGACACATCGCCCACTTCAGTCACCTATGGCACACGCATTCGCCCTGTCAATTATCCATTACGACTGTTCTTATCGCCTCCACTGTCTACTGGGTTACCTAGCAATGATTCTTTAACCACATGGTTTCCAGATCCATACATTGATGGTAACTTCATCTACCTTACGGAGATGGAAATGAACCAAATGGCTCGAGCCGATCAGTCATTTCTCATTAAAACCGTTCGATACGTCATGAAAGACGGACAATTTGGAGGCAATACCGATCTTGAAATTCCTATGTTCAACTTGGTCACACGTATTGTATTTCTGTCTCAACGAAACGATCAGATCTTGTTGAACCAATGGGATAATTATACGAATTGGGCAGATCCAAAACGTGCTCCTTGGTCAGCGATCAATTCAGATGTACAAACTTCACTCTTGAGTTCAGGTCAGCAGCAAATTACGTCTGTCTACCCTCGAGACTCTATCATTGATGGAGTGTTGTTGTTCGATGGAAAAGAGCGTATTCAAACTAAACCTCTTCCCTTCTTTTCACTCCATCAGATGTACCGACATGTCACAGGCATGACTCCAGACCTTCCTGGAGTGTATATGTATTCATTTGCATTGGATCATGCAAATTATCAACCCTCTGGTGCAGTCAATGGAAGTATGTTCAATAAAATCATTCTCCGATTGACACTTCAGCAACCTATCGCATCGTCTGTGACAGCAACTACATCGACTACAGTCTGCGTTTTGACGTCCACATTGTTCAGTCCTAATCCAACCGTTGTTCCTGCGGCAAACTTGACCTTGACAACACCAAGTGGTGCTCTTCTCTATCCTCCAGGCACTGTGACTACAGTCGTTCAAACCAATGATAACGTGATTTTTACATTCACCTATAACGTTGGAGTCTATGTTGAGTCGATTAACTTTTTACGTATCGTGTCAGGCCTGGGCAATCTTGTGTTCGCATCATAACAATGGCGCAACAAATTGTGTCTGCCTATTTTGGAGACGAAAAAAGCTTTCGTAATGTCACTAAGTCTCTCATTAATAAAGTCAACGATGGGATACTCGATGTGACTGCAGATGAATCATTAATTCCTGTCTTTGATGCGGCTCCACAAACCAAGCTAGATCCTAAAGATGAGAAGCGAATTCGTGAAGAAGCAGCCAGAGGATGTGGTGGTGAAGCCGATCAAGCCTGTCTTGATGCTAAGATTGCTGAATTGAGTCAAGCAAAACTTCAAGACCTCGAACGAACGTCAACGATACGAAATGCGATTAAAGGACGAAGATTAACGCTGACAGTCGCAGATGAGAATGGAAGGACAAAAACATTAATTGCTCCAGACGGTCAAAAGTTAAAATTGGAAAACGTTAGGACAGATAACAGTTCAAAAAAAGACGTCTTACCCAACGTGAATGTATTATACGATCGTGCATGGACGCTTGCACTCCATATTGTTAATGTGTTTGTCTATGTCTTTGCGATTGTTGCAGTCTACGCAATCTTCATGAGAAAATACGAAACCACTGGACTTGATTCATTCAGAATGATCGCGTATGGATCTGCAATTGTCTCTATATTTCTACCGTATGCAGGCTATGTCATCATTTTACTCTATTTTGGCTTCAACTCTTTCCTAAACGAATATATCAATAAATAACAATGATCGAATTACGATGGTTGTCCGCTGGAGTAATTTTTGGGTTGTTGGTGTCAACGATTTTGATTCCGCCTACACGAAAACAAGTACGCATTCCTCAACCGAATGATCCAAGTGTGTATCATACTGAAACAGGATGTGTTCGGTTCACCTCCGTCGAAGTTCCTTGCGTTCAAGAAGCAGACTCTCTCAACGTACTCGCAAGTCTCACTAAGAAGTAATGATCCGCATACTAGAGGCACTTCACCGAGGGGCTCCCTTTTTCTCATTCATCATTGGACTAGGCATCGCAGTGGTACTCTTTCACCGTGAGTATTCAACGGTTCGCACCCTAGGACTTCCACTCAAGGATACATTGGACAAGGTCGTTCGGTCCGACGGTAAATGTTATCGCTATCGCGTGGAGGATGCCAATTGCGAAAACGTGTCTAGTGAATAAACAATGGACGATTCAACACCCCTGGATGCCCTGCTCCCAAGTCCTCAAGGTCCTCAGTCTGCACCTCCCTTAATGCCTCTTCCTAGCACAATGGGTGGTTCACATTCTGCGATGGCACCGACCTTCAAGCCTAGTTTACCAGCGATGCGTTGGATGGCGTCGTCCATGACTACCTACATTGCGTTCTTCTTGGCAGCTGCAGCCATTTCCTTATCAACCCCACGTAACCTACTTCTTCAGTATGTTCCTAATGCATACACTGGTTCTGGAGTCGTAAGCTGGACTGGTGCAGGTGTTCTGGGTCTTGCTGCTGTAGTGATCGCTCATATCCTCAAGGGCTTCTTGGCCGGATTTTTGGGATGAAAACGGATTTGTTTCGGTCAACCGTCTAGACTTCCCCCCCTCTCACAGAATGTCTCTCCAATCACAACGCCTCCTAGCCTACCAGCAACATGTCCTTCATGTGCGCAACATCTCAACGCGCACTGAGTTCACACCGTACGAATACAAAGACTTCCAATGGAACACCTGTGCTGTATGTCAGACCGAAATCCGAGATACAGCATTCGGACACAACCCAGCTCCACTAGCAGACACAGGTGTTTGCTGCAATACATGTTACTTGAAAGCATGCTTCACTCGCTTACGAGAAAACCATGGGTCCAAAGAAGCTACTGAGCTTGTTGCGTGGATATCCACTACACTGATCTAGTCTTTCATATAAATAAAATAAGGTGTCAAGTAAATACTCGTAATTAACAATACGATATTCGTATCATAACTTGCTTGATTCAAGAAAGCACTGAGTATAACAGCCATGAGTACTAGAAAACTGTCTCCTAACAAAGCGCCAGTACCTGCTTCTTTTGAATACACTTTGAAAAAGTCTAACATATTGTTTGAGCCTTTAGGAATGATGCTAAAGAAGATATAGAATAGGAAGTCAAACACTATTTGAATGAATACACAGACAGCAGCAAATGCTGTCAGACCAATTTCTAGACCACTTTTATACACTACATATCTTCCTAATAACATGTATAAGACACCAATCAATATATCTGCAATCATAGCAGAAAGTCTATACTTTTTATACCATCCTTCTAACGATTTGATGTTGAAATAGATCTTCGAGAAAGCAACAAAAATGATAAACAAATCAGCATAGATATTCGCTGTTAGTATAGGAATGTATTCAAATTTATTGTTATAATCGATAGTAGGTTTTAGGTTTGTAGTCTTTTCGATAAAGAACGTAAGCAAGAAAAGTGATCCAACAATCAATAGTCCACTCATGTATTAGACCAAGATAAAAACGGATTTGTTTCGGTCAGAACAATAGACTTCCCCCCCCACATAGATTAGAATGGAGCGTTGTCAAGCGCTCACTTCATCAGGCTCTGCCTGTAAACTCAAAGCACGCGAAGGTCACACGACCTGCAAACGACATGACCGTAAAGAGCACGTTGCGCCCACAGTAACTCGATGCGCACAAGTCATGACCAATGGACAACGATGCACACGAGACTGCGGTCATGGCGATACACTCTGTGAATATCACCGCATGGGTGCTACACAACGCGAACGTAAAGAACGGATGATTGCCCTCGTTGAAGAGGCTACACTGACCCTTTGGGGTGAGAATCCACCCACAAGCCTTGAAGAGTTTGTTCGACCTATACGCGAAGCAGACTGGTTAATGGAAGGACTTAGGATCCCTGTCCTCGAACACATGGCGATGCGTTGGGCAGCTTACCTCCGATTACGTCCTCCACCCCAAGAGAAGCCTCGCTCCGAGCTTCACGGTCTC